CTCAGAACCTTATTTATAACTAGGTAGTTACATGGGTAATCCATAGTGATCATTTTTAATTGTCCTTATATATCAAGTATTTAATCGTTTCTTTAGGCTATCTAACAGGATCGCTGCTCCTGCTTCATCAAGATTATGCGCAAACATTAGTGTCATTAGGGTTTGATGCCAGAATTCATCTGGCTGGTAGCCAATATCAGATTCAATCTCCTCTAGCGACTCCCTTATGCCTCTTAACCTCTCACCTACTGACACCAGGCGCTGCTCTGACCGCGCTGCCGCTTCTTTATCATCAAAAAAGCGCTCTCTTATGTAATCTGCTTTTGCTTCAGCATGTTCAGGTGATTTTGCATAAATATGATTATCCAGTGAGGCATCTTCACCTGTGGCCAGCAACATGGAGCCTTCACCAGAAATTACCCAATTAGCGTTGTAACCGGCCTGCATCAGCTTTTCCAATACCGTTGAGTCAGGTGTTCGATTCCCTCGCTCATAGTTTCCGAGTGAATTCTTATGTATCCCAATTTCTGCTGCAAATGAAGCCTGGCTACGGTCACCCCGTATGAGTGCTAGTCTTTCACCGATTTTGGTTGTCACTTCACACCTCTAAAGCTGCAACCAAAGTTGCAACTTCGAATATTTGGTTGCAGCTTAAAATATTTCATTTAATAACAAATAGTTATACTGATTTAAGTAAAGTTACCACTCATTTGAAAGCTGCAACCTATAATCGGGGTTGACGCTGCTCCCGTTTGTGGTCTACAGTATCCCACATGAGCGAGAAACACACCCCAAAAAAACAGCCCTTAGAGGACTGGCATCCAGCCGATATTGTGGCCACTCTGCGTAAGGCAGGTTGGTCACTTTCGCGGCTATCAATTCATCATGGCTACAAGGATCGAGGAACACTTAAATGTGCACTGTCTCCTGGTTGGCCAAAGGGCGAGCGGATCATCGCTGAAACGCTTGGTCTGCACCCCTCAGATATCTGGCCTTCTCGCTATGGTGATAAGTCTACCAGAGCGCGGAAATCCATCAATGTAAAAGATAAGCAGGTGGCTTGACATGAGACGTGTCAAAGATCAGCTAACACAAGACATGTTTCTGGTGCCTCAGCCTGATCGCTCCACACCTGGCAGTGCAAATTATGCCTTTGAAGTCTCTCATTTGGTCAGTGAGGTTTTAAAAGAGACTCCGCTGGATCGCTGGGAGATTGCCGCGCAGATGAGCCGGCTCTCTGGTGATGATGTAAGCAAGAACATGATTGATGCCTGGGCTAGCCCAGGGCGGCCTGATCACAACATCCCCCTCTACCGGGTGGCGCTGCTTGAAGAGGTAGCCAGCACTCACGCATTAACAGATTGGTTGGTTGGCAAACGTGGCGGCCGAGTGGCATATGGCAAGGATGCCTTAAACGCCAAACTCGGAAAACTGACCGTCATGAAAAAACAGGTTGAGCAGCAGATCAGGGAGCTGCAAAAACTAATGGGAGAGACGCCATGAATAGAGATGAGTTTATGCATCTGCCACCAGAGCAGCAGGAGATGCTGGTCAGACTGGCGGATATCGCCGAGCTGGAAGAGTTGGCAGAAGAGACTGGGGGGTGGCAGGCCGAGGTTTTGTCAGCCAATGTTGCCGGTATTGATTATGCAACTGATCCCACTTTTAACATGGCCAAGAGCTTGCGTAGCTATTTTGGTTCACCCAACCCTCAGTTCAACAACACAAAAAAGTGCGGTGTTCTACGGCTGGCTCCCAATGACTTCTGCATGCTGCCTGATGGTCGTTTTGATGTAGATCGCTATGATGCGGAAACACTGGACTTCTATTTTGTTTTAAACCAGAAGGGGTGGAAAGAAGCCTGGTCATGGGCGCGGGGCACTACTGCTGATTCGGGTGGTGTAAAACTGATGAACTTTGTATTTGGCAGCTTCGCCGAGCTGGAAGAGGCTGCCGCATGAAACAGTGCACTGCCAAAGAGATCGCAGCGGCACTTGGCATATCAAGACAAGCTGTTGATAAACGTGAAACCCGCGAATCCTGGCTCTACAAAGAAGCTACTGGCCGAGGCGGCAAACGCCGCCTCTATCAAATTAACGATCTGCCAGCTGATGTGCAAGCTGCGCTACTAGCAGGTCAAGAGCCTACGGTAGAGACACCGCTCACCAGCGCCATTGCCGAAGAACTGGGTAACAATGTAGAGCCATTATTCACCTACGACCGCGACAACCTCTGGGCTAATTATGAACGCAAGCCAGAAAAACAAAAAGCCAAAGCCAAGCTGAAGCTGCAAGCCATTAACTCAGCACTTGCCCTTATTGAAAACGGTATTCCTAAAACCAAGGCATGGGCTACCGCAGCCAAAACCTATGGCTTTCATAAAACAACCCTTTATCGCTGGTATAACGATGTAAAAAAATATGACCAAGCCGACTGGCTTGCCGCACTCGTGCCTGGCTACACCGGCAGAACCGCCACAGCAGAATGCAGCACCGAAGCCTGGGACTTCTTCAAAGCCGACTACCTAAGGCTCGAAAAACCCACCGCAAGTGCCTGTTACTACCGCCTTAAACGAGCTGCAAACGAACACGGTTGGCAGATCCCAACCCTCCGCACTCTAGAACGCCGGATAAAAACAGAAACCCCCGCCACCATCCGCGTACTCAAGCGTGAAGGCGAGCTGGCGTTACAACAACTTTACCCAGCACAGCAGCGCACCGTGCGAGACCTCCATGCCCTGCAATGGATTAATGGCGACGGCTACCAGCATAACGTCTTCATAAAATGGCCGAATGGCGACATCGAACGCCCCAAAACATGGGTCTGGCAAGATATCTACAGCCGCAAAATTCTAGCCTACCGAGTAGATGTTACGGAAAACACCGACCAGATCCGCCTCAGCTTTGGCGACCTGGTTGAAACCTACGGCATCCCCGAACATGCCACCATCGACAACACCCGCGCAGCCGCCAATAAATGGATGACCGGCGGTGTACCCAATCGATACAGATTCAAAATCAAAGAAGATGACCCACTCGGCCTATTTCCGCTGCTGGGTATTAAAGTTCACTGGACAAGCGTCCTAAACGGCAAAGGTCACGGCCAAGCCAAGCCTGTAGAACGTGCCTTCGGCATCGGCGGCATCGGTGAAGTGGTCGACAAACACCCTGCATTTGCCGGAGCCTACACCGGCCACAACACCACCGCAAAGCCCGAAAACTACGGCTCAACAGCCATACCTATAGAGCTGTTTTTAAAAATACTGAGTGAAGAAATCACCGCCCATAACGCAAAAGAGCAACGCCGCACCGAAATCTGTGGTGGCATCCAAAGCTACGACCAAGCCTTCAACGCCTCATACAAAACAGCCACGATAAGAAAAGCCACCAAAGAACAACGCCGCCTCTGGCTCATGACAGCAGAAGCCATCAGAGTCAAACCAGACGGCAGCCTAATTTTAGAGGCAGGCAGTGCCATCGGCGTAGGCAAAAACCGCTACAGCAGCCCCGCTCTGCACGAATACGGTCGCCACAAAATAGTCGTGCGGTTTGACCCACAAAACCTACACGACACCGTCCACTGCTACACCCTCGATGGTCGCTACATCGACACAGCACACTGCATAGAAGCCACCGGCTTTGGCAACACCGAAGCTGCTCGTAGCTTTAACAAACACCGCAAGCAATTCATGCGTGCCACCAAACAGGCTGCCAAAGCCACCACCCGCATGAGCACCCTGGAAGTAGCCCAACGCCTACCAGAAACAGAACAGCCAGAGCCACCCGAAGCCAGCGTAGTGCATCCACTGCGCGCAGACCTAAAGCTTGGAAGACCAGCGCCAGAAGCAACACTCACAGAAGAAAAGCAAGCAGACATTGCAGCCTTTCAGGCTGAATTTGAGCAAGAGCCAGCAGCCGTTATAGCGATAGAAGACCCACGCCAACGCTACCAACGCTGGGTAAGGCTCAACAACCGAATAGAAGCCCAAGAAACCCTAAACGAACAAGACCAACGATTCTGGAAAAACTACCCACGAGGAGATGAATACCGCTCAATGAAAGCGTTCTACAACGACTTTGCAGAAAGTATAGAAGCATAAAAAACCCGCCGAACAGGGCGGGCTTAGCACCCAGAAAACGGGCACAAGTACTACTTAGGAGATAACAGCATGACCCAAATCAACAACGTCGTCAACATACCGACATCCGGCACAACCGCCCCGCTGCAAAATGTAGCGCTGTGCACACGGCTGCTAGAACAGGCCATGAACCGCCCAGCACACCTCCCTGGCATCGTCGCCTTCTATGGTTTTAGCGGCCTGGGAAAATCTATCAGTGCCGCCTACGTAGCCAACAAATACCGCGCCTACTACATCGAATGCAAATCAACCTGGACACGCAAAGCCCTGCTCCAAGCCATCCTCAAAGAGATGGGCATCGCTCCAGCCAGCACCATCTACGACATGGTAGACCAGATCAGCGAAGAACTCGTGCTTTCCAGCCGCCCGCTGATCGTCGATGAAATGGATCACATCGTAGAAAAGAAAGCGGTCGAAGTGATACGCGACATTTACGAAGGCTCCAACACAGCCATCTTGCTTATTGGTGAAGAGAACCTCCCAACCAAGCTACGCAAATGGGAGCGGTTCCACAACCGCATACTCACATGGGAACTGGCACAACCCGCCAACCTGGAAGACACCAAACACCTGGCAGCCCTCTACTGCAAAGAGGTCAAAATTGCCGACGACCTGCTGCAAAGAATCCAACAAGCCAGCCGAGGCACAGTTCGCCGCATCTGCGTCAACCTGCATCGTGTAGAACAAATCACACTCACCGAACTAGGGCAAGAGAGCATCAACAAAGCCCAATGGGGCAAACGCGAACTCTACACCGGCGAAGCCCCAGCACGGAGGGTTTGAGATGGAACTATCCACATCTCAGCACCTAAAGATTCGCCTCGCAGCTACGCGGGCACACTACCGCCCGATACCGTATGCCATGCCATTTATCAAATGGCGAGATACACCCTATATCAGGCGCAAAATAGCGAAGACATTAGGCGTTCACCTTAAAGAATACACCCCCCTGCCGACGGGCAAAAAAGGAGGCCTGTAAAATGCCCAACAAACCGATACATCTCAAAGCATCAGCCCCAAAAAACGACCGACAAGCCATGTGGGAATGCATCCGCAAACAAGGCATAGAGGGTAAAACATTCACAGCCGCAGACATCAGAAATCAACTACCAGGCTGCCCACCCATTAGTAGAGTGCGCGACTACCTCACCTGCCTAACAGCCGCCAAATATCTCGAATATAAAAAACAACCCAGGCCAGGTAGCACCGCATCCTACATGCTAAAACGCGACACCGGCATCGAAGCCCCACGAGTGCGTAAAGACGGCACACCCGTCACCCAAGGATTAGCGCGCGAACAGATGTGGCGCACCATGAAAGTTATTGGCGAATTCAACGCCAAAGAACTAGCAACCAACGCCTCAACCGAAGCCTGCCAAGTCGCCATAAACGATGCCAAAGACTATGTGCGTCACCTGCACAAAGCCAAATACCTGCACGTAACCACCAAAGCCAAAAACAGCGGAGGCCTGGCACGTTACCGCCTGCTGCCAACTAAAAACACCGGAGCCAAACCGCCAAAAGTGCAAAAAATAAAAAGCGTCTACGACCCAAATCTAGGAAAAGTCGTCTGGACACAAGGCGGTGCATCATGAATCAGGCTCAAAACACCGGCTGGCTCCAAGCCCTGGTTAACGCATGTGAAAGTGCCTCACAAAGCATCGTTGCCGACCGTTTAGGCGTATCAGCCACCATGATCAACCAAGTCATAAAAGGCATCTACCCAAGTCAAAAAGGGCAAAGCCGCCTGCAAGAGCTTGTCGAAGGCGCACTCATGGGAAACACCGTCAACTGCCCCGTGCTTGATGAGATCACCCGCGATATCTGCATTGAAAAACAAGAGCAACCCTTTGCTGCCACCAATCCCCAGCGCGTCAAGCTCTACCGTACCTGCAAAACCTGCCCAAACCGGAGAACCTAGACCATGCACACACTCACCCCACTAACACCACTGGGCGGGATAAACCTCACGCGCCCCTCACGCATCATGGAACAGCTTGCTGAGGTTGAAGAGACGCTACAGAACCTTGTGCATCATCATCTAGAAGTGAACGGTATCGACCTGCGAGAGCCGGTTCCCATCATCATTATTGACCGACCACATGAACCTATCAGCCTGTTCCAAAATGGCTACACCCTGGTCAGACCGCAGACCAGCGCGCCATTGTATGGCCAGGCCAAAATCGGTGGCTGCTACATCCGCTGGGAAGAGGAGCTGCTATGACCATCCCCCACTGCTTTAGCTGTCTCGGCTGCGAGGCATTAAAAAATGGTGGTTCCACCCGTACCCAAACAGCGGGCACAAGCCAGCCAGGATCTTGCATCGGCTGCCTGAACCACCAGCGGTTGCAACACAACGCGGAGCAACCAGCCCAGCCGCCAGCACCCAATCACAAACCTAAAACCAAGGAGCAAAGAACATGAGCGAATCGCAGACCCCAGCCGGTTACTGGAAAAACGCCCAGGGCAACCTGGTACCAGAAGAAGCCATCAAACCAATAGACAAAGAGCGCGACAAACTGGTCAAAAAGCTGGTGGCCTCAGCCCGAGCGCTACAAGCCACAATGGCCGCCTTTAAATCCGGTGCAATGGGCGACGTAGAGACCTTCGTTGAACGATCAGCAGAACGCTACGATGTAAAACTCGGCGGTAAAAAAGGCAACATCACCCTGCCCAGTTTTGATGGCCAATACAAAATACAACTCGCCGTCGCTGACCGCCTTGTATTTGATGAGCGCATCCAGGCTGCCAAAGCCCTGGTGGATGAATGTATCCACGAATGGACAACAGACTCCAGCGCCGAAATCAAAGCCCTCATCGAGCATGCCTTTCAGGCAGACAAAGAAGGCCAACTCAATACGGGGCGAATCCTCGGCCTCATGCGGCTCAGCATTGAGGATAAAAAATGGCAGCGCGCCATGGACGCGATCAAAGACTCCATGCAGGTCGCCTCCACTTGCAGCTACCTCCGCATCTATGAACGTGTCGGCGACAGCGATACCCAAGCAGCGGGCACAGGCCGATACCAGCAGATATCGCTGGACATAGCCGGGTTATAGAACACACCTAGCTCCGCAATGGAGCCGTTATCGCAAGGCAAATGCCCAAGCAAGAGACTGGGCACGAGTGACGAATAACCCTTGCAGCAGGGGCTTGGAGCCACAACAAACCTCCTTAGCCCGAGTGACCCTGCCGACTGGCCGCCGTAAGCGGCCAAACCAACACACAAAGGGATAGAGACAAAATGAGCAAACCGACAAGCCATACCCAAACGCCAGGTACAAAAGAGGCTAAGCGCATTGCTGAAAAAATCGCCAAATGCCTGGCACTGGCCAATTCAGAAAATCCAGCAGAAGCCGAAGCTGCTAAACGCCAGGCCAAAGCCCTAATGAAAAAACACGGGCTAACCGATGCCGATGTGGTTGCCTCTACCGTCACAGAACATGCAGCAAGTACAGGTGCAAAATACCGGCCAGCAGCCTGGGGTTGTGCTCTTGCACAAGTCATAGCGGGAGCCTTTGCCTGTGAGCCAATTCTAGAGATTAGCAACTGGCGGCATACCACTGTCCGCTTCATAGGTGCAGCCACTAAGCCAAAGCTAGCAGCCTACACATTTGAAGTACTCCATCGGCAACTTAAAAAACACCGACGTGAATATCTCACCACCCAAAAACGCTGCAAACGCACAACTAAAACCCGCAGAGCCAACATCTTCTGCCAACAGTGGGTTTACCGTGTAGCTGATCAAGTGCAAGAATTTGCAGGCACAGAAGCTGAAAAAATAGCAATTGCTGCCTACAAAAAAAAGCAGTTTAGCAAGCTAAACACTTACGATAAAAAACCAACCACTGCCATAGATAGAGGTGACCACGATGCTGCACATGCAGGCAATAAAGCAGCGGGTGATATCTACCTAAACAGGCCTGTGCAAACCAAGAAAAAAGCATACCTGGGTGATGGCAATGCCTAAAGTCAATATGCGACACATGCTCCAAGGTCTCATTCACAAAGGCGCAAAAACCCTGTTCGATGACGACGAACTCAGGCGCGACTGGCAAAAACAACGCACCGGCCACAGCTCATGCAAACAGATGACCATCGAGCAGCTCGACAGCCTGGTCAAAGAGCTACGCAGCAAAGGCGCACTTAAGCCTGCACCCCGTAAGAAATACAGCCCAAAAACCAGAGACCTGCCCGCCAACCAAAAAACGGTTGCAAGCAAAATTCGCGCTATCTGGATCACCATGCACCAAGAAGGCATCGTTGACGACCCATCCGAATCAGCCATAGGCAAATACGCCAAGCGCATGACAGCCCCACACAACGACGGCGAAGGCATCCAAAGCCTCGAGTGGCTCTGGAGCAAACCAAAGCTAGAACAGCGTCTCCTCGAAAGCCTCAAGCAATGGCGTAAACGTGTTTGGAAGCAATGGCTAAAAGAAGACATGGCAAAAATCCCAAATGGATTAACCCCAGAAGAAGTCACCGCCCTAATCAAAGCCAACACCATTCGTTACCACCATGAGTTTTATGAATGGTGGGGCATAGCGCCACTGGAAGAGGAGCAGACATAATGAAATACATAATCGTAGTGGCCAACAGCTTCGAGGAGCTGCAAACCATGGTGCAAGACGAAATAGACGTGGGGTGGCGGCCCATAGGTGGCATTGCGATAGAGCCAGAAAAAATCATCCTTAGGCATGCCCCCACATTTATCTACTACCAAGCCATGACATTGGAACAGTACTAAAAGCAAGGAGAAAAACAGTGAACGAAACACTCTGGTATGAACAGATCTACCTACCCCGTGATCCACGCACAATACTGAACCACCCCTGGAACTACGCAGGCAGCACCCTGGTGACCAACGGCTCAATAGCTGTGCTGCTGCCAGGGGCAGGCACATACCAAACGCTCGATAAGCAAATCACGGCAATATTAAATACCTTCATGGAACCCACCCTGAAGCCCCTCAAAACAACGGTAGAAGCCCTACGCAACTGGGCGGGCGACTTTGTTTTTACCCGCTGCACCCAATGCCAGGGAGAAGGCTACATCCCATGCCCAAATTGTAAAGATGGCTGCAATAAATGTGACGATGAGCGAGAGGTGGAGTGCCCAACATGCAAAACAGCATCATGGGCAGGCTTTGACCATAAATCACGCGGCCAACTGGGTGAAATCGTCATCAACCTGAAACTGCTGGCAGGCATCGTGAACTGTGTAGCGCCAGGTGATGTTGAACTCCACATCCCAGAGTATGTTAAAGGTCGCAGCCAAAAGCCGCTCCTCATCATCGGCACAGCGTGGAAAGCCGTCATCATGCCCATGCGGCTTAATGATGGTGTGCCTTTTAAAGGCTGGATAGATAAAAATGGCTAAACACCTCCACTGCCCCAACTGCTTCGTAGAGCTAACACCAGACACCCTGGCAACAGCAACAGAAGACGATGCCGCCCGTGAATACCTCGGCCTCTTCAACACCCATAGCTGGGAGCTGCTCCGCCCCCTGTCTGGCTACATCGGCCTATTTCGCCCCAAGAAAAGCCGCCTATCCTGGAATCGCGCCCTAAAGCTTGCCCAAGAAGTGCTGGCGTTAGACGATGTGCATGGAAGCACAAGTGTCGCGGGTGCAGGACGCACAAGAGCGACCAACGACATACGCATAGCCGCCGCCCTCATCGAAACCACCGAAGCCATGCGGGTAAAACAGAGAGCAGGCCAGTTCAAACCCCTCACCAACCACAACTACCTGCTGCGCGTACTTGAATCACTCCCAGCAGGTATCCAGGCGGCTAAAGCACCCGCTGGAGCCACACAAACAACGACACCACAGTCCAAAGCCGCCCAAGCCAGAGCCGCGCTAGATGCCCATCAAAGCCCCAACAGCGAGATAGACCCACGCTTTGTAAAGCTCGTTTGCGAAGGGCTTAAAGGCTGGTTACTACTCGGTTTAGATGGTCAACCCGCCGCCGACCTCATTACCGATGTTGCCAACGACTGGATCACCTACCTCTGGCCACGGCGCGATTGGGGCAACAGGCAACACGGCTACACAAAAAAACTCCGCCTGGGTTTTGAAACCACCGGCCAAACCGCTAAACGCTGGCCAACCAAAGCAGAAGTGATCGCATGCGTCCCAAAATACAACTAATCAACCCCAATCACCTGCCTGAAAAAGCGCGAGAGATCGCGCAATGCATCGGCCTGCCCGCCTTTCTGAAACTGGTTGAATGGCGGGGTGGAACCCACATCTACGTACCCGAAACCCCCAAGCCAGGCCACGCGGTAGTCAACATCATCGGCCTGGAAGCCAGCCGTAAACTGGCCAGCCAATTTGCCGACAAACTCGAAATACCCAAATGCGACAGTGCCGCCCGTACCGCCCTGCATGCCGCCATCGCCCAGCGCCGTGCCAATGGCGAATCAGAGCTGGAAGTTGCGCTCGATACCGGCTTTACAACACGCTGGATACGGGTAATCCACTCCAGGCATTTTAAAAAAGAAAATAGCGGACAGCAGAAATTACTCTAACTTAAACAGCCCAAATAACGGGCATAAAAGGAACCACCATGGAAAACAACACCCAAAATACGAGTACAAGAGAAATCACAAAACAGCGCCAGGAAATCCTCAGCCTGCTCTATGCAGCACGGCTAAACGAAACCGAAATAAGAAAAGGTTACATCAGCACCAATGACCTCAAGCAAGCGGTTGGCGACAGCCTCTTCAACCTCGGTGTGCTGCAAGAGCTGGGCTATATCGAAAAGGACGGCTACCGCTACCGCATCACCGGCCAGGGCGTACTGGCAGCGGAGCGGGTGGAGGCTTGATTTGACAACGGCACAACAGCCCCGCCATTAACCAACAGGAAAAATCACCATGAACGCAGAGATAATCCCATTCCCCCAAGATGCTGTCATAGTTAAAGGTCGTCACACCATCACCACCAGCCTAATGGTGGCTGAGGTGTTCGGCAAGCGGCACGATAATGTTTTACGAGCCATACGCAAACTGGAGTGCTCAGATGAGTTTCGACTCCTCACTTTTGAGGAGCGAGATTGCATCGACAATCGCGGGAAAAGCCAACCCATGTTTGAAATGACCCGCGATGGTTGGATTATGCTGGTAATGGGATTCACTGGCTCCAGAGCTGCTCGGTTTAAAGAGACCTACATCAGCGTTTTCAACGCCATGGAGCGGGAATTAAGCTTTCAGGATACCCGCCGCATCGGGCAGCGGCAGCGATGCCTTGAGAAGCGCAATAACAAGCTCAAACGAGCCATACTCAGTGCCAATACTCGCCTGGCCAAGGTCTACCGCTATCTGGTGCTGGGGCTGAACTACACCGAAATCGCCAAGCAGCTTGATTGCAGCCGCAGCACTGTACGCAGTGAGGTCAGGCAGTTGGCCGAGTGCGGTATGCTGGAGTTTGCCAACCAGCGTAAGACAGGGCAGACCATAGGTAAGCACTACCCCGAAAGCAAGGCATTGGAGGCCTGATTTGACAAAGACGCAACAGCGGGACTATGCTTTCCCCGTCACGGCAAAATCCGTGGCCGGGATTGGCATCCTGAAAGTACGAGCGCACCGGCGCTAACTCGAAGCGTCTTTTTTGTGCCCGCAGTTTATGGCGGGTGTTTTGGGGGCGTTTTCGAACGCGCTGGATCTCGTACCCAGTAATGCCAACTCTGAAACACCTGCCACCCTCTTGCTTGGCATCAATGGTGGCAGATTCTCAACTTAAGTACGAGGTCACTACCATGTCTAACATTCAAACCCATCTAGCCGACTTCAACGGCTACCCTATCGAGATTATTGATCACAACGGCCAGCAATGGCTTACCGCCGAACAGATCGGCAAAGCCCTTGGTTTAAAGCACCCGCGCCAAGGAATTGGTAAAATATTTAACCGTCATCGCAATGAAATCACCAGCGCAGGTGTAACCGAAGTCAATCTGGGTACGGTTCAAGGTGATCGAAAAATGACTGCTTTTACCCCCCGTGCCGCCCGCACCATCGCCTTCTTCTGTCAGACAGAAACCGCCCAACGGTTCCGTGAGTGGGTACTGGATGTGCTAGAACAAAGCATAGAAAACCCCAGCCGACTTCGCGAAGAGCTACTCAACGCCCGCCCCCTCTGGCGCAATATCGCCCGTTTCCGTGAGATGGGTCTCAACCTACAAGAGATCAGCAAGCTACTAGATTACAGTGATGCCACTATCCGCAGTAACCTTCGCCGCATGGAGCAGTGCGGCATCATTGAGCCGCCCAAGAATCTGGCACAGATGCAGCGGTGCGCCAAGCACCTGCCCAATATCTCAGCGGGTAAGGGGAAACAGATATGAGCCTGCTATCAGAAAAAGCCCGTGATGCGCTGGATCGTATGGATGAGGTCGGCACCTGCTGGGCGGCAATCAGTGACCTGATGGTGCCAGGGGGTGATTTGCAAGATCCGCAGAAAGACAATCTGGCCATTCTGACCCGCTTTCTGGGCAAGGAGTATGAGGCTGCCCGCGAGGCTTTTTCACAGGCCATCAGGCAGTAAGGCCGCCCCCTCGTTCCCACGCGCCTACAGCGCCTACTTTTGGCTCCTGCGTGGGAATGCATATCAGAGGTTGATTGAAGCCCGCTATACAGCAGCGAGCCTCGTATGCATTCCCACGCAGGAGCGTGGGAACGAGGAACACATGGACTACGGCTATTCCTGTACAATAACCGCTGGGCTTCCTTGCAATACCCATATCCCCGTGTTTAACCGTGCCAGTGTAATGGATATAATCCGCCTTGATGGGGTCGCTTTTGGATCAAGCTTGGTGTAATAAACGGTGTAATAATCACCGCTGCCGGTATAGCCTAAAAAGTACCGCTTGATGCTGAGGTTTTCATAGTCGCTATCATCAGTGGTCGATACGATTGCCGCATTAATCAACTCAAAAGGCGGTACAGCAACCTCCTTATAAGGCGCAGCCTGCACCACAGAACCCCAGATAGAACCTATTAAAAGTATTGCAATCAACCGTTTTTTCATTGTTAATCCTCCTTAAATCCCTTGATATTGCGGTCTGATTTAAAACCACGTACCCTGTAGTTTATAGCGAAACACCCCGCACACGGAACCCCTACCGGGTTAATCTCATACCCTCAACACCCTAATCTGGGCGCATGTCCAGATATCGCAAAGCCACCCAAATTACCCACTTAGTAATTCACTGTGCAGCCACCGTTAATGGCATGCCGGTCTCACTTGTAGAGATTGACCAATGGCATCGTGACCGTGGTTTTAAACGTGCCTATACCGCCCGTCTGGGTGAGCAGGAGTGGTCTGGTAGAGGGCTGCACGCCGCAGGGCTTGCTGCCATTGGTTACCACTTCATCATCGACACCAATGGCGCAGTCCACTGCGGTCGCCGCCTCACCGAAACCGGCGCACATACCGTAGATAAAAAATACCCCAGCGGCCACCCAAAGCGCCGCTACTATAACGACCGCGCCATCGCCACCTGCCTGATCGGTACCGACAAATTTACCCCCAAGCAGTGGGATGCATTAAAAACCCACATCCAGAGCCTTCAGCAGGATTTCCCTGGCATTAAAGTCATCGGTCACCGTGATGTTGATGAGGGCAAAGCCTGCCCCTGTTTTGATATGCAAGCCTGGGTTGATGGCGGCTTTCAGCCGTTACCTCAAAACACTCTGATAACGGAATAGACCCTATGGCACGCATCCTGGGAATCAACGGCATCCGCTCAAATGGCAGCGATAACACCGATCAGCTACTCGCCAAACTGCAAGCACGGGGGCATAAAACAGTGGATACAAGCTATCCGCTCACCTCGCTCTTTCGTGCCCGTGCGCGTGATTATCAATACAGCGATGCCAATCTCATCTTAAACAGACACCACCAGGCCGGTGATGCCGTTATTGCCCACAGCCGTGGTTGCCTGGTTAATCTACGCATGATGGAGCTGGGCGCACGGTTTAGCACCGTCTTCTGGTTTCGCCCAGCCATGAACAGGGATTACCTCATCCCGCGCCATAGCTGCCAGCGGCTTGTCATCATCCACCACCCCAGTGATCGCGCCATTCGGCTTGGCGAGTGCCTCTGGTGGCATGACTTTGGTGCGGCCGGTCGGCTTGGCCTGCATGCCGGAAACCGCAGGTGCTATCTGCATGATCATCGCGTAACCAACGTACTTGCACCAAATTACGATACCCACGAACCCTTTCGTCACTCCGATGATTTTCTACCCGAAAACATCAACACCTGGGTGCAGTTCATCGACGAAATACTGGAAAAAACAGAACAAATAGGAACCCACAATGAAAGGAGTTGACTACTCATCTTGGCAATTCTGGCTCGATGTCGCGCAAATAATCGCCTTGCTTGTTATGGCCGTTTATACCCACCTGGCCAATCGCAGCAAAGCCAATAAAGGGACGATTGAGCTGTTGAGTGATCGAGTGGGTAAGTTGGAGGCAGATGTCAGCCACCTGCCCGACCACAACGACATCGGCGCACTACACGACAAGGTTAACGGCGTTAGCAACACTGTTAGCACCATCAACGGCCAACTGGTCGCCATAAACCACACCCTGAGCCTCATCAATGAGCACCTCATCAACGGAGGCCGATAGTGAGCTATAACGACATCATTACCGCTGATATCCGCCTGGCGCTGCTGCGACTGTTAGAGCAAGATGCCAACTACTCCCATAACGAATATGTGCTGCAACGGGCGCTGGAGTCGATAGGCCACGGTATCAGCGCAGACAAGCTCCGCACCGAACTACGCTGGCTGGAAGAGCAAGGGCTGGTCGCCGTAACAGACGGCAGTGTATTTGTTGCCAAGCTCACCGCTCGTGGAGCCGATGCTGCCCTGGGTCGCGCCCGGATCGATGGCATTGCCCGCCCTCGGCCTGGTAGCTGATTGCAATGAGTCGTCAATCCACCATCACCATGCTGCCGCCCGATATCCTGGAAATGCTCCAGGAGCTATTGCGTGATCCCCGCTGTACCCAGCTAGCCGCCACCGCCAAAATCAACGCCATTTTAGAGGCTGACGGGCATCCCGAGCGGGTCACCAAATCTGCCGTCAACCGCTATTCACAGCGCATGGAAGAGGTGGGAGCCAGAATGCGCCAATCACGCGAAGTGGCCAAGATGTGGATCGGCAAGCTCGGCAACCAGCCGCAGGGTGAGGTCGGCAAACTACTGAATGAGATGATCCGCACCCTGGCCTTTGAGGCCACCATGCAGGCCGCAGAAGGGGATGAGCCGGTATCCCCCGCCATGCTCAAAGATCTGGCGCTGGCCGTACAGCGGCTGGAAAGCGCGGCCAATATGAACCAGGAGCGGGAGAAGAAAATCAGGGAGGAGGAGCGCGAGCGCGCCGCCGCCGAATTGGATGATATGAAAAATGGAGGTAACTTCGATCAATCCACCCTGAATGAAGCCATTAAACGCATCTACGGTGTTTAGCCTTGGTCGCCCCCATACAGCTCTATCCCTACCAAGAGCGCTGGCTCAAAAATGAGAGCCGCTTCAAATGTGGTATGTTCTCCCGTCAAACGGGCAAAACATTCACCACTACCGCCGAGATTGATATCTCCTGCCTAAAAGCAGAAGCGGGGGGTGGGAAAGAGCGCTGGGTGATTCTCTCACGTGGTGAACGTCAAGCGCGTGAAGCGATGGAAGAGGGTATAAAAAAGCACCTCCAAGCACTGGGGCAAGCCTTTCGATACCGTGAAAATGATTACCTGGCTGATGCTGTTTATAAAAGCCTTGAGGTCTCGCTACCTGGCGGCTCGCGTATCACTGCACTACCGGCAAACCCTGATACAGCACGTGGCTTTTCGGCCAACTGTTTTCTGGATGAGTTTGCTTTTCACCAAGATAGCCGCAAGATATGGAAAGCCCTTTTCCCAGTCATCTCCGCAGGCCATAAACTGCGCGTCGTCTCCACACCCAATGGCAAAGGCAATAAATTCTACGACCTAATTACCGGCAAAGATCAACGCTGGTATCGCCAGATAACTGATATTTACGAGGCTGTTAAAGACGGTTTACCGCGTGATATTAATGAGCTGCGCGAGGGGTGTGATGATGAAGACACCTGGGCGCAGGAGTTCGAACTCCAGTGGCTGGATGAGGCCAGCGCATGGCTTTCCTATGCGCTGATTGGAAGCTGTGAAGACAGATTGGCAGGCGACCCAGATCAGTACGCGGGCAATCCCGTGTTTATTGGCAACGACATTGCTGCCCGTGGGGATCTTTGGGTTGCCTGGGTGCTGGAGCCGGTGGGGGATGTGCTATGGACGCGAGAACTCATCACCCTCAAAAGAGCCACCTTTGCCGAGCACGACAGGGTAATGGATGAGCTGTTTGAAAAATACCGTGTGGGTCGTCTATGCATGGATCAGACCGGCATGGGTGAAAAGCCGGTAGAAGATGCCAAACGCAGATACGGTTCACATCGTGTTGAAGGAGTGCTCTTCACCAGCCCCAATAAACTGGTACTGGCCACCCAGGGCAAAGAGGTGTTTGAAGATCGCCGCATTCGCATTCCGCTGGGTGACAAACCCCTGCGGGCAGATCTGCACAAGTTACAGAAAGTTGCCAGCGCTACCGGAGCACCACGCTTTGTTGCCGACTCAGATAGCGCCGGTCACGCCGACCGCACCTGGGCGGGTTTTTTGGCTATCAATGCGGCAACCAACCTCGCCGCCCCAATTGAATGGACACCTCTCCCCACAAAGGCCGAGCGGGATGATCCTGGGTTTGACAGCGATTATCCCAGTATGGGCAAAGGCGGCTGCTGGTAATGGATACCTACTTTATTACCGTTTCCTCGTTCCCATGCTCCTGCGTGGGGATGCATACCGACGATTAAACAAGACAAAGCAAGCCACCAAGGATAAAAACATGTTTAAAAAATACCGCAAAAAAGGAACATCAGACATGCGCCCCTATGTGCCAGGTGAAGATATGACCGGCATATCAGTAAGCGCTGAAGATACGCCAGAAGAAGGCGGCATGATCTCCCGTAATCCTGATAACCATAAAGATCAGTGGTATGTGGCAAAGCAGTATTTTCAGGATCACTACGAGCCAGCATTATAGGCAAACACAATGGCAATCCTTGATCAATTCGGCGAACTCTTCAAATGGCGCAACAAAGACCTTGAAGAGGCGCAAACCGCAAAACTTACCAGCCTGCACCAGGAGTTCGCCACCCACCCTGTGAGCGGCCTCACACCGCAGAAGCTGCGGCGCATCCTGGAGCAGGCCGAGCAAGGTGATATTGTCGAGCAGCACAACCTCTTCAACGACATGGTTGAAAAAGATGCTCACATCTTCGCCGAGATGTCCAAACGCTGTCGCGTGTTGCTGGGGCTTAACTACAGCATCGAGCCGCCCCCCAATGCCGACAAAAAAGAGCAGGCCAATGCCGAATTCCTGAAAGAGGTCATCACCGATATCCCCGATTTTGAAGATGTCATCCTGGATGCTGCCGATGCGATTGGCCACGGTTTTAGCTGCATGGAGATGGGGTGGAGCCGCAGCCAAAACATTTGGCTACCGGATAACGTAGAGCACCGCCCCCAATCCTGGTTTACCCTCGACCGTGAAACCCGCACCGAACTGCGCCTGCGCGACATGAGTATCGATGGCGCACAGCTCCAGCCCTTCACCTGGATCGTTCACACCCACCGTGCCAAACCCGGCTACCTCACCCGTGCCGGGCTGCACCGTGTGCTGGCCTGGCCATTTGTATTCAAAGCCTTCTCTGTGCGTGACCTGGCTGAATTTTTAGAGATTTATGGCCTGCCCTTGCGCCTGGGTAAATATCAATCAGGAGCCGATGACGACGAAAAAGCCACCCTCATGCGCCCCGTAGCCGGTATTGGCCATGCGGCGGCGGGCATCGTCCCACACGGGATGGAGATTGAATTTCAAGAGGCAGCCAAAGGCCAAAGTGACCCTTTCATGGCCATGATCAACTGGGCAGAAGCCAGCCAATCAAAAGCTATCCTGGGCGGCACACTCAGCAGCACCGCCGAAAGCACCGGCCTGGGCAGCGGTCAGAGTGATGTGCAAAATGAGGTCAGAAAGGATCTACGCAACAGTGATGCCCGGCAGATAGAGGGCAGCCTCACGCGGGATCTGCTCTATCCCATCCTGGCGCTCAATGGCCGCGCCGACAGCCCTCGCCGCACCCCACGGCTGAAATTTGATACCGCAGACCAAGAAGACCTGGATGCCAAGTCAGCCCGCGACAAAACCATCTTCGACATGGGTTTTCGCCCCAGCCTTGATTACATCAACAGCACCTACGGCGGTGACTGGGTCGCGATTGAACCTGCCGATGCCAAAGAGAAAAAAACGGCCACCGCCGCCGCAAAAACAACCACAAACAGACCGGCAGACCCGCTGGGTGATGGGTTGGATCAACTCATGGATGCCCTCACACCTGATGACCTGAACGCGCAGGCCGAAGCCCTGCTGGCTCCCATTATGGCAATGGCAGAAGAAGCCCCCGACCAACTGCTGGGGCGTTTGGCTGACCTCTACCCAGAGATGGATATCGAGCAGCTTCAGGAGCGCCTGGCGCGCATCCTGTTTGTGGCAGAGATCAAAGGGCAGTTGGATGCAGCGGGTGATGCGGGGTAACACCAACCGCCTGAGCGCCGTTTTAAGCGCAAAACACCGCAAACCTATATAAAGGGTTATCTGAAAATTATTAAACGATTTGAAAGAAAATTAAACGGGGTCTGGGCGACATTTAAACCTGGGCAGAGCGTGCAATAAGGAAAACAGCGGAAATGCCAAAGAAAATCAACCTGAGTTATGCCGCCACGCTCCCCTCCCGTGATGCCATCGCCTACTTTGAGTCCAAGGGCTACAAGATCAGCTTTGACTGGTGGGAGATCGATGCGCGCACCCATGCCCAGGCATTCACCGTGGCACACACCGCCAAACTGGATGTGCTACAGGATATTCGCCGGTTCACTCAGAAGATATTCGACCAGGGCTTAACTGAGGCCGAGTTTCTGCGGGTTATGGAACGCCGCCTGCGGGCTAAAGGCTGGTGGGGCAAGCAGACCCTTGTCGATAGCCAGGGCACGGCCAAGGTGGTGCAACTGGGCAGCCTGCATCGGCTCAAGACCATCTACCACACCAACAAACGTAACGCCTACAGTGCGGCGATCTATAAGCAGCAGAAAGAGCGATCCGCATCACGCCCCTACTGGATGTACAGCGCCATCCTCGACAGCGTGACCCGTCCTCGCCATCGCGCACTCAATGGCAGGGTGTTTCGCCATGATGACCCGATCTGGGATGCCATCTACCCCCCCAACGGCTTTGGCTGCCGCTGTCGGGTGCGGGATCTCTCTGAATACAAGCTAAAACAGCTGGGGCTGAAGGTTGAATCATCCCAGGGCAAACTGTTCGACATCGAGCAACGGCTGGGGGTGGATAAATTCACCGGCGAGGAGATCTGGCGATCCGGTAAAGAGTACCGCTTTACCGATCCCCTCACCGGCAAAAAGAGCGCTTTTGCGCCTGACCCCGGCTGGTCACACAACCCAGGTCAGCTGGCTTATGGGGCAGACATTGAGCTGATGCAAAAACTCACCCGCGTGCCTGATCGCGCCCTGCGTAGCCAGGTAATACAGCTGATGAACAATAACCCGATCCGCCGCAAAGCCTACGAAACATGGGCTGAAGCGGTGCTGAATGCCGGCTCGCTGCCATCCTGGCAAGCCGGCATACCGTCCGTCCTGGACATAAAGCGTCGCCCAGGGCATGGTGCGCGCGCTATTGGGTTAATGAGCGAGGATATTGCAGACTACGTGCGTAACAAAACAGGTGAGGAACCGGCGCGCATTATGGCTATTGGTGAAAAGCAACTTGTGCATGCAGATGCTGAAAAGCACCGGATCAAAGGTGTGGCCATGACGCAAGCCGAATACCTGGCGCTGCCCCTCATGATCGCTGACCCCAAGGCCGTGCTCTGGGATAACGCGCACGACAACCTGCTCTATGTTTATGACACCCAAGGCGACAGCGCCATTAAAATAGTGGTGGAGGCTCCGATGGGGCGCAGGGCGCGACACCAAGTCAAACAGCTGGCTGGTACGCTGGATGTGATTATCAACGCCTACCGCACACCAGAAATCGAACTAAGGCGCGGGCGGCAATATGAGGTTGTGAAGGGATGGAAAGCGGAATAACAAGCCTGGGTGAGACTCGAACTCACATAATGCGGCAAGGCCACAACCGTTACCCGTTGGAAACACAGGCTCGTTACCCCCTATTATAGACGAATGATGCCATGACCATAACCATTGAAGTTGATGACCGCCAGATCATGGCCGCCCTCCAAAATCTAGTGGATGCAGGCGATGATCTCACCCCCGTCATGAATGAAGTGACGGGGGTATTTCGTGAAGCCACCCAGGGGGCATTTGACAAAGAAGCTGACCCAGCAACCGGCGACCCCTGGGCTGATTTGAGTGATGTCACCAAAAAACGCCGGGCTAAAAAGGGTAAATGGCCAGGTAAAAAGCTTCAGGTTGATGGGCATTTGGCGAACATCCAGAGCGACTACGGTGCAGATTACGCCACCGTCTTCAGTCCAGAGAAACACGCTAAAACCCAGCAGTTTGGCGCAAAGAAAGGGCAGTTTGGCAGCTTAAGCATTGTCCGCACTCGGCAGGTGGTTCCGCTCCCTTGGGGCGATATCCCCGCACGGCCATTTTTTGGACTATCGGATAAAGAGCGGCAAGAGATTATTGGTATTGCCAAAAAATACCTGGCCAAGGCTGTTCGCTAGGGGTTCACCTTACCTTGCATCGCTCAACAAACCTCTATAACCTATCAATTCATCCTGTCTCAAAGCCCCTCGGAACCCCTTCCGGTTTAATCATTCCGCTGTAATTCCTTAACCTTGCTTTCACTATGAAACGCAAGGCACAACAACCCAACCCTATCGCAGTTTGTGCGCTCCTTGTGCAGGCCGATAGCGATGTCATTCAGCTTTTTCCCGCTGGAGAGTTCGATGCGCCACGCGGCTCAATGCGTGGATCTGGCACTTGGAAGCTCAACGCTTTAATAGCTGCCACACTGATTGCTCGTGTTGCTCAACGCAAAAACCCCATACCCATTGATTACGAGCATCAGATCCTAAATGCTGACCAAAACGGACGACCTGCACCTGCTGCCGGTTGGGTTGATCCGCACTCACTGGAGTGGCGTGATGGTGATGGTTTATATGCTGCTGTGAAATGGACGGACCGTGCGAAGGCACACATCAAAGCTGATGAGTATCGCTACATTAGTCCTGTATTCCCTTATAGCAAATCAACAGGGGCTGTTCTGGATCTACTGCATGCCAGTCTGACCAACGTCCCTGCTATCGATGGCATGGATTCTGTTAGTGCGCTTGCTGCTGCCAAATTCGGTTTAAACCAATCCAATGAGGAACCTCAAATGGAAGAACTCCTAAAACTGTTCGGTCTGGCATCTGATGCTGGCGAAGTTAAGGTTATTGCTGCCTGTAAAGCAATGATTCAAAAGAACGCTGATCTACAGGCTGATCTCACAAAGAAAGAGGAAGCGATAGCTGCGGCTAAAACTTCAACCCCTGATCCTGCTAAGTTTGCCCCCATTGCTGTAGTTACAGAACTGCAAACAGAAGTAGCAGCCTTAAAGTCAAGTAATGCAAAACGCGATGTTGATGACCTGATTGAACCTGCTATTGCTGATGGCCGGTTGGTGGGTGATGAAAATATCAAATGGGCGCGTGAGCTGGGTGAATCTAACTTTGCAGCCCTCAAAACCTATATTGACAATGCCCAGCCAATAGCCGCTTTGAGTGGCAACCAAACCCAAGGCAAAAAACCCACAGGCTTAAACGCCGAGGGAGAGCTGTCAGACGAAGGGTTAGCCGTCTGTAAGCAGATGGGAATCGATCCTGAAGAGTACAAAAAGACCCTCGAAGAAGAGTCGCACACCTAATCACTACCGTAGGGCGGGCTATGCCCGCCACTTGTGCCCGTTTTCTGGGTATCTGATCAACAAGCAGAGGAATCACAAATGACCGCCCTCACGAAAGACCGCAATACCCCTTGCCGCACCGGCTCGTCCTACAACGATCCAGTAGCTGCTGGCGTAAAAATATACGCTGGTTCCATCACTGTACTCGACGCTGCGGGTAACGCCGCCCCTGGTAGCGCGGCTACCGGCTTAAAGGCGCGTGGCATGGCTCAAGAGCAAGTAGACAACAGTGCAGGCTCTGCAGGTGAAAAGGCGGTAAACAGTCGCCCAGGTATTTACCAGCTCGCTAATGACGGCACCATTACTCGCGCTGACATTGGCGGCACAGCCTACATCGTGGATGACCAAACCGTTGCAGATAACGACGGCACCGGCACCCGCTCTGCTGCTGGCAAAATCGAAGATGTTGACTCAGGCGGTGTCTGGGTGCAGCTCGGCTAACCCCCCCTTCCAGACAGTGTTAATTATTCCTAAAGGAACGCAATCATGAAAACAGTAATCTTTTTACTCCTGGCTGTAGTGGCGGTTTTTGCAGCCGTTCCACTCCAGGCCGACCCCACCATTACCGCCCTTGCTGCACTGTCAGATCCCACTGGCTTGGTTGGCTTTGGTATGGCGGGCATGCTGGTCAATGCTGCCAGCATTAACTCTGTTTTT